TGGCGATCTGCATGAACGAGTCAGCAGGGATAAGACGGAAGGAGCCGTCGTCGTTCTGGACCCAGATGCCGATGATTTCGCCGTAAGGACCGAAGCGGAAGCCGTCCCAAGTGTCCTTGGTCAGTTGGGCTGGGTCGGTCGGGGAGACGACGCGGTGGCCTTCGATGAGCTGGGTCTTCGCTCGGTTCTGCGAGTCGCGGACCTTGAGGGCGAAGATTTCGCCGTCGACCGCCCAGGTGTGAACGATGATGCGCTGCAGTTGCTCGCCCGTGAAGCGACCCGTGATGTCGGCCCGGCGGGTTTCGCGGTGGTAGTACTCCTCGTAGAGGCGGGCCTTCGCAGGGTCGGACGCGTGGGAGGTCGGCATCATGCCGTC